TAGATACCTTAATGGTCGGATCATAAGGTATTTTTGTTATACGACCTTCATCTTCAGCCTTATTCAGTCCTTGTGAGTATATAGCTCCTATTGCAGAGCTTTCAAAACTACATTCATATTCTGCCTCGTATATCTCAGGAGGCATTAATTTCTTTGCTTCGGCTAGTTCTTCTTCTTTGACGACCTTCGTTTCACTCGCTTTAAATTTAGCAGTAAACCAGTTTTCATCATGGACTCCATGATTATATAGGTCGAAAAAGGCGTTATGTCCAGCAGGTGTGCCAATAGCAATCATAAACCCTTCTCTATCCGATAGTGCAGGTCGTATGACCTCAGTCCACATTTTGGGTGGCATCTGGGCTACCTCATCTAATACTACACCATCGATATAGAGTCCTTTGAGAGTTTGAGGGCGTTCACAACCGAGTAATTGTATTCTGCCTCCATTAGGGAGTTCAGCTCTTAGTTCGGTCTCGTGATAATCCATATTCGGCAAAACAGAGGTATAATACTTGAGATAATCCCAAGCTATTCTTTTTGCCATGCTGTATGTCGGTGCGATATAATAATATCGTGGTCTTGGTAGATCACATTGGAGACATCTTTTAATCAGTTCATTAACTGTCAGAACTGTCTTACCAAAACGTCTATGACATACTAATACATTAAATCTTTTGAGGTTCTTATGAACCTGTTGTTGTAATTCTCTAGGCTTATAGGGAATCGTTATGGTGTTCATGCGTCATCTTTTTGATTACCCTTAAGATAGTCATTAATCCTAGCGACACTACTATCAGATACTAGGTTTTTTCCTGAATTTTTGACCACAGGAGACCTATCTGGCAGTTCACCTAATAAAACACTCATGACACTAATTTTAGGCTTTGTAGCCTTCTTATTTGACTTTTTTTTCATTCGAATAATGATCTCCACATAAGAAATAGCACCAAGTATTACTATCGCTAGGTTCTACACCAAATGTACCCCAAGCATCACAATATAAACATTTACGTTTACTCATTTGTTGTTCTCTTGACCACCCAAATATTTCGTTTTTACTAAATCGTTTACTAGGGGGTATCGTATCTTTTTTTAATCTAAAATCTATATTCAATTTGAGCCTTTAGAGAGATTTGTACTGAGTTGAACTGGGTAGATATATATAGAAAATATCGTGCATGGGGGTTTGTTCATATTGTGTTCTTATAAATTAATTATATAAATTTAGTAATATATTATCACTATAAACACTATTACAGATAAAAAGATATAAGATTATATTATAAACAAGTAATATATTATTATAGTTATGTTTATTTAAGATATCTTTAAGAGCTTTGTATATTGTTTTTATGTTTTATATATTTAGAACTATTAACAATATTATGAACTTTAAAAGATACATAGATTAACCTAAGTATTTCAATACTTTCTGATACAAACCAGCTTACAGCCTTTATATATCTCTTATATACTCTTAATAGATAGGTTAGTAATTCCATATAGTTTTTATTAAATGTCTCTCTGTAATTGGTATTATTTGGCTGGGAATTTGTGCAATTTGGATTGAATTAACAAATCCTTTTTTGTTCTAAATTGTCTTTATTTATTCTTAAAAATTCGTATATTAAATTAAATGATTGAACTTTATTTATTCGTTTGTTTGTACCATGTATCAGGCTATTTGAACTGTACTCCATTTAAACAATAAATATTTATTAAATCTTGCTCTTTAAAATTGCTGGTTATGTTTTGCGATAAGTTTTGATGATAGCTGATTATTGCTCGGCTATCACCAGCACTTATTGCTGGGGAAATGGAGTATTTTATTATGAAATACGGAAAATCACTACAAGAACTATTGACAGTATTAAGAGATCGAGAAAAAAAAGATTTCACTGTTGATAGCTCAAACTTACAATACGATCACAAGAGCAATCAATTAATTACTCTTGAAAATAATGAAGCGTACAAAGTAAATAACACTTGTATGGATCAAATCGGAACAAAGCTCAATATTCCATCGAAGTACATGGATATCTTGAACACTGATGAACATAGGGAGCTTTTATCTACAAACATCAATTACTGGTTTGAAAATTCAAACAAACAAGTAATGGTTCGAGCTTTTGATAAGTATCAAGATCAACCAGCTACAGCGAGAGCATTTCTCAGCCCTCGATATAAGGTAGTCGATCACGATCAAATCTGTGAAATGGTACTCCCTCGATTATTAGATAATCCTGAAATCGAGATTGTACAAAGCGAGATCACAGAAAAGAAGCTGTATATTAAAGCTGTTAATCACTCCATGAAATCTGAAATTTCAGTCGGTGATATTGTTGAGTCAGGAATTACTATCAGTAATTCTGAAGTAGGCTACGGATCAGTGAGCATTACGCCTTTTATATATAGGCTGGTTTGCTCTAATGGTTTGAAAGTTAATGACTCAAAAATTCAAGCTAAACACTTGACAAGTTCTCAAGCTGATCGAGATGGAGTCTATAACTTATTAAGCGATGAAGCTAAACAAAAAGATAGCGAAGCTCTGTTGCTGAAGTGTAGAGATGTTACGGAAAGCGTTTTATCTCAAACAGTGTTCAATGATACTGTTGATAAACTTCGAGAAGCGAACAGCGTTAGAATAGAACAGCCCAAAAAAGCTATTGAGTACATTTCCAAAAAGTTTTCTTTGAACCAGCTGGAACAAGAAAGCGTTTTTGATCGTGTTCTTAATCGTGATGACAATAATAATTATACAAGTAAGTATTCAATTGTTAATGCTGTGACTAACTTAGCGAACTCGGATCAGGTCTCATTTGATCGAGCTGATGATCTACAGTCAATCGGTGGTTTAATATTAAACCTACCTAATAGCGAGTTAGCTCGTGTTGCCTAGTCATCTTGATAAGTTATCGGAGGAAATTAAAAACATTTTCCAAAAGGTAACTAGAAACAATTTAGAAAATTACGAGATTGTTTCTACTGGTGTAGGATTTCAATCAGTTACTTTTGAAATAGATTATAAAGAGAATATTTCAGAAGTTCATGAACCGATAGAAATCAGCATTAAAATAAATAAATAAATATTAAATTATGAACCCCAGTCTTATTTGGCTGGGGTTTTTTTTTGTATTAATGAAAGCGAGGTATTTATGAAAAAAATAAATAGCGATCAATTAACAAAATTACTTAATAAAAGTGAAGTTATAAATCTTGAATTAAGTATCAATGATATAAATATTGAAACGTCTTTTTATTACAAAGATGCTGATATTTATGATGTATCTAAAAAATTAGATTTAAAAACTTTTTCAGATACAGAAAAAGAATTAATTGAACTTTTTATCATCGATTTAATTTACAAAAGAGAAAAGCGAGGTTAAATCATGTTAATTAAACTTAATAAAACCAGCAAAATGAATTGTTTTTCATTTAGCCTAGATGCTAATTTTTGCAATATCGGATCGAAGCTAAGAAAAATAAAAAATTCTACTTGCTCAAAGTGTTACGCCCTCAAAGGTAACTATCACTATCCATCAGTAAAAAAAAATAGACAGTCAAACATGAAACACTTGAACAGCTCGTATTTTGTTTTTGTTATGTCTTATCAGTTAAAAGATTTAAGATATTTTAGATGGTTTGACTCAGGTGATATTCCCAGCATGAAAGCACTTTTAAAAATTGTTAAGATTGCAAAAAAAACGCCTAACACTAAACACTGGTTACCGACTAGGGAATTAGGATTAATTAAAAAATATTTAAAATATCGGTCTTTCCCTCAAAATTTATTGGTGAGATTATCAGCACCAATGATTGACGGAACACCACCAGCTGGATTTGAATTTACATCAACAGTTCATAACAAATCAAAAGCTATTGGTTTTGAGTGTTTAGCACCTAAACAAAAAAATAATTGTTTAGATTGTAGATCGTGCTGGAGTAGAAAATATAAAAATATTTCTTACAGAGAGCATTAAAGCTATCTAATAAATAAATAAATAAAAAATAACTAGGCTATACAGCCAAAAAAATATGTAAGCTAAAATGACTAGGCTAAATATGAAGGCTAAATAAGTAGGCTAAATAAGTGAGCTAAAATACATAAACCTATACAAATACTGTACGCAATATTTGTCTAGGCTTATACCTAGAAGAAAGCGAGGCACAATGCCTTTTTATGGACTTAACGGATTAGACTTAATTTTATTAATCGTGTTCTTTTATGTATCTTACAAACTTTATAAGAGAGCTAAGAAAGAAAAAGACAATGATTAAAACCGAAAAAAAGGAATTTGTCGGCAACGACAGATATCGTTTCAGTAATGGTAAAACCTCATACGATTATGAAAAAGAGAGGGTTTTTCGATTAAAGGAACGCAAAAGAGTTAATAAGATATTATCTTATGACTTTTTTACTAATAAAAATAGCGAGGTAAATAATAATGATTAGTTATGAAGAAGCTATGAGAGAATATTTAGATAATCTCAAAGAAGATGATTACGACTTTTATTGGAACGCTAGTGATAAAGAACTTATGAAAGATTTTTATTATCATTGTTCAATGTATGACGATTTAAAACACTTAACAGAAGAAAAAGAGGTAAATAATAAATAATAATTATATTTATAGGCAATCCGATATTCTTGGGTTGCCTTAATGGATTGTATATTTAGTTCCGTAATGTTCTTGATCTACTTCTCTAAATTCTTCATGATCTGATTTGTAAGTTTCCACGAATTTTAGACATTCATCTTTAGACGCAAAACCTTGAAAGACAATAATGACATTGTTGTTATCTTCTTGGTCTTTGTGAATAAATAAACTGCATTTAATATCTTTATCAAGCAATATGTCGTTCAATGGCTTTTTTGACGATTTCAAAGGCTTCTGATTGGCTGATTTTTTTTCTGGTTTTGTTGATTTTTTCATAGATTTTTACCACCACTGTTGGCTCGATATTAATTAACATACAAATGAAATTGAAACTTTTACTTTTTATCCATGCCTGTGCTTCGGCACAAAGTACATGGTCTGAAATATCATAATTTGGGCTAGTTCTAAAAGTTGCGTCTAAAATATTCCTTGATAAAACTGACACCCATAGATTAACATAGGCGTTCATAATTTGATTTAGGCAGAATTTTCCACCTTAGTAAATCTATATCATTTACGATCCATAATTTAAATAGAACAAAACAAGAACAATATAATTTTTTTGAAGGGCTGTGGAGTCGTAGACAATCCATTTATCCACATTTAAGTCTATATGATCTAGAATACGAGTTTAGACACCCGACTATGTATAGCCCTCCGAAAGCGAGGATAGAGGGCTATCCAATTTTAAAGAAATCTCTTAAACAATCAAGGCTTTCCTTTAAATTATCCATGCCTTTGCGTCTGCCGACAGGTTGGTCATTAACGATAAGGTTGTAGGTTGCTGATTGTAATTTTAGAGGAATAGATTGCATGGCTTTTACAAATTTATCGTGGGCATCAAAACCAGATAAATTATAAATTTCTAATGAATTACCCATAGGAATACCCTCTAAACGATCCCAATTAAAAGTTTGGCTAGATTGTATACCTGCGTACACTGATAATGCTTCTAGCTTTTCCCCTGCCACAAAACGCATGGCATTTATTCGACTATCTTGAGGGCAAAGTAAATTTTTATGATAATAATTTTGTAAGTTTGAATTTATCTCGCCATAAATGTGTTTTAGCCCTTGTTTCATAGGCTTCATATCTGGTAGTCTGTAGAGTTGTCCGTCAATGGTAATGATTTCTTGCCCTCCACGATCCATTTCCTCTATGGGTTGGGCTTCAGGATTGTGTTTTTTCTGCTTCTTCTTTTTTTTTGCCATTTAATTCACTTGGTTTTACCATGTTGCCTTCTTTATCATAAATCCAATCCATGATTCCGAAACTTTCTTTAGTTGTAAAATATAACAATCCGTCTTTTTCTTCAATAAAGTTACCTGTAATGTTATGTTTTTTTATAAAATCTTCAATGCTGAAAACTTCTTCATCATTGTATCTTTCTTGATTTAACCAAGTTGCTAGGTGAGGTATATATTTATCATCACTAGCTTGATCGCATAATTTGTTAAATTTTGTAATAATTAACTCAGGATCAACATCTTTAATTTTCTTAAATTTTTCAAATGCTAGTTTTTTTGATCCTCTACGAACTTTGATATTTTCCCATATATATATAAATATACTATTAACATCTTTATCTGTATCTTTATCTTTATCTACAGAAAGAGTATTTTGATTTGACAAAACACTATCAAATTTTTCTTTAGACTTTTTTCTAGCAATACTTCTCTTATTAGACAATTCTAAACCCTTAACAAACTCAATCTGTTGCCTTTTGTTAAAGTACCTATCTTTTTCAACAAAAAACTTTTTCTCTAATACAAAAGTTAGGTCTGCCCTCAGTTGCTCAATTTCTTCTGGATCAAAGGTCATAGGAAAAATCATTCTGCAAAGCTCATTAATATCACAAGGTAATCCTTTGCCATTCATCGTGTGGCTAAAGAACAAAAGGTCTGTGTAAATACCCCTCTGAGCCATTGTAAAGGTCCTAGTAGACGAAATATAATCGTTTGGAAAGAAATACATCGCAGGTAGCTTATCAATCATGTTTTAATCACCTTGACGTTTTGTTTCATCGCTGGAACAAAATCTACATAACCATTTTCTTTCAGTCTATATAAATATTTGTGAATACTGTTAGTTGTTCTTAAACCAATATATTTTGCAATATCTCTGTAGCTAGGACTAGGCATATTTTCCTGTTGGTATTTGAGTATATATTGGAGTATCAGTTTTTCTTTTATTGTCGGAGAATAGTTTGTAGAGATGTGTAGCCTGTTGCAAGTTGGGCATTTCACTTGGTTTTGATCCATATTCTAGTAAAACTCCTTTCCAGATAATGTTTTCCATATTTTTAAAATCAGACAAGTTTTCTGTGCAAATCTTTTTGTATTGCAAATAAACCTCAAAAACACATAAAACAAACCGAATTTCCCTGTTTTTATCTGTATCTCTATCTAACAAATATTTGTAAAATACAGACACAATTTGATGTATATACTAAAATAAAAAAAATACCAAATAATTCTTGCTAGTTATTTAAAATTACTATATGTCTAACTCATGGCAGATTGCAAATACAAATATTCTCACATCGTCATAAATACTATTACTCCTCCTTTACAAAATAACTATAGTGAAAACAAGATGAAAGAGGATAAGTTGAAAAGAGATTGTCGAGAAAGATTAAAGAATAATAAATACTCCAATTTACAAAAAACTTTAATCTGGCATCACATTAATTCGACTACACAAGTGTAGTCTGCCTAACAGAAAGGAAGCGAGATGAAAAAAAAATCAAAAGAAATACAAACAGTTGATGTTAAGAGATTTATTAAAGTTATGGAACGCTTTGAGAAAGCAGGATTAAAATTACAGAAAAGGATAGCAGATGCCAACAGGTCAATACAAACTAAGTAATGGTAAATTAGTTGTTGGTACAACAACAGTCATTGGTCGTTTTAAAGACTCTAATGCTTTAATACATTGGGCATGGGATTGTGGAAAGAAAGGTTTAGACTATCGTCAGGAAAGAGATAAAGCAGGGGAACAAGGTACAAGTGTTCATGACCTTGCAGAAAAATACATTCATGGTTTAGACTATGAAGTTCCTGATGATAAAAAAGTTCAAAAGGCTTTTGGTAAATTTACAGAATGGTGGGATCAGCAAGAGTATAAAATCATCTGGTCTGAAAAACAGATGGTTTGTGAAAGTTATGAGTTTGGTGGTTGCCCTGATCTTCTTGTGCAAGACAAAAAAGGTAATTACATATTAATTGATTTTAAAACAGGAAAAAGAATTTATACCGATACTGTTATACAGCTTGGTGCATATGCTTGGCTGATAAATCAAAATGATAATGTTGAAATACAAAAAGGAATTATTGTTAGACTACCAAAAAACAATAGTAAAATCGAAACAAAAGAATTTACTAGAGAAAACCTAACATTGGGTTTTGACCAATTTAGATTATTTAGGGAGGCTTACGATAATAATGCAATCATTGAACGATGTTTTAGAAAGGACATTTAATATGGAATTAACAATGAAAGATGCTCTGGAGTTTGTAGACTTTGAGAGGTGTAATGACTTTGAAAAAAGTTTTTATGAAAAAGGAAAAAATGGTACATATAAACCATCTGAAAAACAAATGGCAGTCATTAATAAGATGCCAAAAAAATACCCTGTAGAAGATGATAATCTAAGAACTGATCCATTTGCAGGGCAGAAACCACAAACTAGTACCGATTTTGATTATGGTTCGAATATTAATACTGACTCAATGGAAAAGAACTTACGACTAATTGATAGAGCTTTTGAACTGATGGATAATTATTCAAATCTAAAATCATTAAGCGAAGATAATAAAAGAGCTATTGCTATTAGCTGTGCTATAAATCAAACAAGATCGGATTATTTTAATGGTAAAAATTAATGCGTACACACTTTGATTCTAAAAAATGGGAAAGAGTTGTAGACGGAATAATCATGGCTGAATTAAAATGTGGTTGGTTTGTATTCGAAACTAAGGTTAATCACTTATATGAAGGTAAAGCCTACTATGGAGTAGAGTCTGATAGTAAATATGGTTTTACTTTTGATGAAGCTAAAGCAGATTTTTTAAACCACATCAGCCAAATAAAAGAGAGAAGAAAATGGCATTAATTATTTTATCATCATTACAGTTATTAATATTAATATTTATAGCTGTGATGATTTATGCAATAGGAGATCACTTAAGTAAAAAATGAAATTATTTAAATTTTGCAAAAGTAGTGGAGGATTATGAGGTTACTAGAATTTGAATTTGGATTTGAAAAAATTTTTGAAATCCATATAGAGATGACTCGTTCTGGCAATTTATATTTTTCAGATGGAAATATGATTGAGTTTGATGATTTAAAATCAGCTAAAGATTATTTTAAAAATCAAATTGAATATGCCTTTTCTAATTGGAAATGTGAAAATGCACTTATAAAAAATGATTTTGACAATAAGCATATTAGTAATGAAGATGATGGATTGCCTGTTGATGAAAATTTAAAAATTAAATTTCTAAAATTTGTAGATGAAGTAAATTTCAATAATAATAATCTTGTTTATAATACTTTATTGAAAGCAGTATTCCCAAAACATCACGAACAATTTTTTGAACTTTATAATAGTTATTGGTCAGATCATTTTTACGAAAAGGAACATATTGTGGCTGAAATGTTTGACTTTTATAAAAAAGAACAATTACAAACCGCAGTTAATGAAGAAATGTTTGATTATGATAAATTAAGTAATAAAGAAAAAGCTGTATGCCTAAGTGGGTTTATGGAAATGTATGCTTGTCATCGTGATCGTTCAATACGTATTCAAAAAGAAAAATACGAAAACGTCTCTTTATGGTTAGACGAATTTATTGGTGAAAATAAAGCTCAAAAAATTGAATCCATAATAGAAAAAAAATATGAAAGAGAAGAAGGGATATTAAACAAATGGGTTGGTTAAAACATTTTAAAAAATTCTTAAAGAATAGCGAGATTAATAAATAGATAGGAATAGTAAAATGAGTTTAACATTTACTGATTGGGTGATAGAGGATCAGGAAAGAGAGGAAAGGTTAGATTTGAAAGAACACACAAAAGCGTTGTTTAAGGGTAGAGGTTGGAAAATACCTGAAGATGCAGTGTGTGTAAACTGTGGCGACATGGCTGTAGATACACATCATTATAGAAATCGTGCTATGGGTGGGAGTAAGTATTTAGACTATTATGAAAATTTAATTCCTCTCTGCCGACTTTGTCATGATTGTGCTGAGTCTGATAAGGAAGTAAACCACACCTTTTACATTAAGAACTTACGAGAAATCCTAAGAATAGAGGAGGAAAAATACAAAAATGGCGATCATTCTCAATAATCTTATTGACCAACTAGAAGAAAAAGTTGGTGATGCTTTAGTACAACTCGAAAGCGTAGAAGATGTCGTACAGGCTAAAGTTAATAAGGAGATGATTAAGGAATGGAAAGCAAAAAAACTTGCAGAGCTTCAACTAAAAGAAGAACAAAAGGGTGTTGCACAGTCTAGTAAGCAAGACCGAAACGCTAGGGCTAGTCATGAATGGAATGAGTATTTAACGGAGTTAGAGTTAAAAATGAAAAAAGATACACTCAATCTTGTTAAAAGAGAAAATGCTCAGATCGTGATATCAGCTTGGCAAACATCAACAAAAGAAAAGGGGATAAAAGTATGAGTCAGAAACAGGATATATTAAATCACTTAAAGAAATATAGAAAGATTAATGGATTAGATGCGTTAAAACTTTATGGTTGTTTTAGACTACCTGCTAGGATATTAGAACTAAAAGAAGAAAAACATAACATAGATGCTAATCTAATTACTTTAAAAAATGGAAAGAAAATAGCAGAATACATTTATAATGACAGATAAAATATACACATACAGAGATATTGCGAAGATATTTGATTGTCATGAAAAAACAATCTACCGCAAAATAAAAAAGGTTAGGGAAACCTACCCTGAT